CCCCGGCCGGCCCCCCCCCCCCCCCCCCCCCCGGCCCCGCCGCCGCTGCCGCTGCCCACGCAGATGATGCCAAACGTGTTGAAGCCTTGCGGTTTGGCCCAGGGCGTTCCGCGTCGTCCCGAGGTGTTCGTGTTCTCGCCCGTCGACGGGAAAACCCAGACGTTCCGACGCGGGCCTGTCTGTAGGAGGTGGAAGGCGTCAGACATTATCGGCCCAGGCGGGCGTCGGCGCGTCCGCCTCCAGGAAATCGAAGCTGTAGGCCTTCGGCAGGTTCAGGGGTTCGCCGGCCAGGCTGAACAGGCCAACCTGCATCCCCGTATCGACATCGACCACCTGATAGCCGACGCCGACCTGGCCCTCGAACCAACCGAAGTCGAGCGTCTCGGCATCGCCCTGGTAGCCGACCGTGAAACCGATCTTGTGATAGGCGCGCATCAGTATTTCCCCGCGACTGCTGTTGCTTGCCAGCCGTTGGCCGAGGCCGTGCCCAGCGTGATGTAAACCTTCTCGCCAAGCGGAAGCGGCTCGAAGAACGGCACTTCGTAGGCGGGGACCGCCGCCACGGCCGTCGCCGTGATCGCCGGCAGGGTCACGTTGTCGTAGAGCGAGTTGTTCGTCGCGGTGCCGGTCGTTGAACCGTTGTTCAGCCAGACGCGGGCGACGGTCGCCGTGGTGTTCCCCGCCGGTGTCGGCATGAAACGAATTTTCTTCAGGTGTCCGCCATTCGAGGCGTCCGCCGTGAACACGAGATAGCTGGTGCCTGTCGTCAGGTCGGCGGTCGTGTTCGCCGCCGTCATGTAGCCGATCCACTGGATGTCGGCGGCTTTGGAGAAGATCGGGACCGTGTTGGCCGGCATGGTCTAGCCCCTCACTGCGGCGCGAATGGAAGGGCCATCGCAGCCCCGGCTTCGGAATTGACGAAGTTGGCGATCACGTCGCAGAACACGTCCTTGGTCCCGGCGCTGAAGCTCACCGCTGACCCGGAATTGCTGCTGGCGCGCACGATGTCCCGCACCAGCGTGGTCGAGGCCGACAAGTAGCCCTCGCCCGTTTCCCACTCCGATCCGGATTGACCCTGGATCGTGTAGAAAAACCGCTGGCCGGTGCTGAATGCCGTGTTGAAGTCCACCTTCCCGGTCGGTGCCGTGCCGGACAGGGTGATGTTCCCCGTCCCCGTCGTCGTGGTCGTGTCCTGAACGCGATCCGAAAACGACGGCATCAGCCAGGCATCGTGATGGTGAGCGAGGAAATCGTGATCGGGCCGCCCGTGACAATGGACGTGGTGTTCAGGTTCAGGTCCGCGCCCGAGGTCCCGACCGTGCCGTCCATGATCGCCGTGCCGCCCGAGGTCGCGATGCGGAACCACGTCGCCGTTGAAGTGGCGTCCGCCGAGCTGTCCTGCGTGATTGAGTTCGCCGTGATGACGCCGCCCGAGGTCGCGTCCGCAAACGGAGTGCCGCCCGTCAGCGTCCCGAGGAGAACCTGCGACGTGATGGCCGTCGCCGGGCCAGCCGGCTGCGTGCCGTCGTAGATCTTGATCGTGCAGGCGTTGCCGATAGCCGTGATGAGCGCGTCGCCGAGAGCGTTGCGCGTCGCGGCCAGAATCTTGACGTTCGATGCCATTTAGCGTCCCATCATCCGAAGGTGCGGACCCGCATCCGGGGCGGATTGCCGGTGTTGTCGTAGTCGTCTTGTGCCTGAACGCGCCTCACCGCTTCGGCGTAGAGCCGACCGTTCAGGGCCACCATGTCGGGGTCTTTCAGATACACGCCCGCGTGCATCAGCGACCCGTAGAGATACACATCCGGGTGGGCCGTCAGGAGCCAGTTGGTCAGGTTCGTGACCAGCGCCGGAATGGTCTTCCAGTAGGTCAGATACGCCGTGTAGGACGTGTCCGGGGCCGGCGAAAACCGGAAGTAGCCGCCGACGATGCTGTAACGCTTCGGCTTGCCAACAGGCTTGTCCTGCGTCTGGCGCCAGTCGTCCAGCTCGTCCGGGGACACATAGTCCAGGGGCGTGATCGGGTCGGTCTGGAGGTTGAAAGCCCGAGGCCCGGCCCAGTCCGTGGGAAGCGCCTCATACTCATTCGAGATGGTCGCTGTGTCCCGTCCGACCATCGGGCGAACCTTCAGGGTCCGGTTGAGGTCGGCTTCCACCATCAGCACCCAGTCCGCCGCCGGGGTCGAAACGTCCGAACGGTTGAGAGTGGTCCCGATGGCCGTGATCAGGTGGGCGTAGGTGTCGAGAGACATTGGCCCTCCTGCCACTTTGAGACCACCTCATCCTTCACGGCGAGGGCGTCGAGGTAATCATATTCGCGGATGCCGATGTGCTTGACCTGCTTGCTCAGGTCGTGGTCGATCAGCACGTCGTAGCCGACTTTCCGAGCCTGATTGCAGAACCAGACATCCTCACCCCAGAAGCCATCCTTCTCGGGGATGTAGGGGATCAGGAACCACGGACGCGGCATCGCCTTGAACACCGAGGTGTGGATCATCATGACCCCGAACCCGTTGGCGGCGCAGGCTTCCACGCCCGTGGAATCCTCGTCCGTGTAAAGCTTCTCAAGGGTCTTGGTGGACTTGAACGCGATGGGCTCCGGCGGCGTCCGCCGGGTAACGTAGTTGGCAGATACAATCGGGGCGTTGCGCGCCAGAAGCCGGATGATCGTGTCGCTGGGGAAGCGCATGTCGCTATCCAGATAGACCAGCCAGTCGCAGCCTTCCTTGATCGCGGCGTCGGCCAGATCGTTGCGCTGATTGCAGATCAGGGTTCCCGATGAGGTCGAGACCGACAGCTCAATTTCGGGGACCAGAGCCACGGTTTTCGCCGTCATCACGGCCAGGGAGTGCGCGAAGCCCGTCATCACGGTATCGCGCGCCGGAATCCCGATCTTGATCTTCAAATGACACCCGGTCGCGTGCGGAGGGCCGCGTTCGCAGGATCGTTCAGGAATTTGCGGAGGAACGCCTGATCCGTGGTTTTGCCGTCGATCAGCCACTGCTGATAGACAACCATCGGGATGCGGGCCACGTGCGTCTTGCGGTCGAAGTCCTCGCCCCACTTGTCCCGACCGGACGAGAAGGTGTTGAACTGCGCCCGGTTGGCTTCGTAAATCTGCTCAACGTCCTGATCCATGCGGATCGTGAACGTGTCGTTGGAATGGTCATACTCATACCATTCGGTAATCCCGGTCAGGGGATCGTAGTCGAAAAGACGTGCTGCCATGCGTAAAGGTCGGGGCGGACCCGAAAGCCCGCCCCTCTCCAGTTAGGTGGTCGTCAGGTCGCGAGCGACGCCGTGGGCGGCCTCGTTGTTCACCTGAAGGCCGGCTTCAACGATCATGTGGCGCAGATCGGCGTCGCCGGTCTTTGCCAGGTCTTCGGTGAAGAACGGACGCAGGGTCGCCACCGACACATAGTTGGGGTCGATGACGTAGGAGGTCGCCTCCGGGCCGAAACGATCCGGGGTGATCTGGATCGTGCCGAAGTCGGACACATAGGCATCCGCAGCGCCGATGATCTTGGCGACACCGCCGCCGGTCTCATGGCGAAGGTCCGCGATACCCGTGAAGGTCGAGGACCGCTGCTTGTTCACCGGACCCACGATGTTCAGGGTCGGCTCGCCGCCGTTCGTCCACGCCTGCTTGATGACATCCTTCAGGATGGTCTCGGTGTAGGTGCGGATGTTGGCCGTGGTCGCCACGGTGCGGGCCGTGATCGGCGTGGTGGTGTAGGCGTAGTCGCCGGTCGCACCGTTGCCGTTGTTGCGGTTGGTGATCAGCCAGGAGTCGAACGCAGCCGTCTTGCGGGCCGTGGTCGTGCCACCCGAAACGCCGACCTGAGCCGACAGGAAGGTCGCCTCCATGTCGCGCTTCAGTTCCTTGCCCTTCTTCGCCATCTGATAGGCGTTTTCGGACTTGCGCCCGGCCCGGTCAGTGGCTTCGAGGGTGCCGGTGATCGCCCAGACCTTCTTGAAGATCTGGGTGTAGTTGCCGACGCGGGTGGAGGCCGTGATGGCCGTGGCCGAGGACACGTCGCCTTCAAGCTGGGCGTTGGTCGTGACGGCGGCGGCCAGGGTGTCGGTCTGCCACTCGTAGAAGGTGTTGGTCACCTTCCGCTTGCCGATGTTCGAGACAAACGGCGTCTCGGTCGGGCTGATGTTGTAGATCGTGTCGGAGAGGTCTTCACGGATGCCGATGGCATCGTATTTCGTGAAGGCATTGGTGACGAGAGCCATGATGGCGTCTCCTATTCGAGCATTTTCATGAAGACTGCGGCTGCGTCATCGACGTTGCCGGTCTTAGCGAGGCGTTGTTTTGCTCGCGTAACCTC